CCTCTACTTTTCAAACATCGGAAATCGTATGTAAGTCGTTTTTTTGTTGATGTGAGTCGTGATTGAGGTGCGATATATCGAGCGCCGACTATTCCCTCCCTCGCGCCCGCGTGTAAAATGAGGCCATGACAAAGCGAGTACCCGGCGCGGTGATGGGCAGGCCACGGATTCCGGATGAAACTTGGGAATCGGTTATCACACAGATCGAAGGCGGTGCGTTTTATCGGCAGGCGTGCGCGGACCACAACGTGGACATGAGCGGACTATTCGCGCTTGCAAGGGAGCGTCCGGAGGTCAGGGCGCGTTTGGATGCCGCCAATGAGGCAAAGGCGCACGCGTCGGCGGAAGGGGCTATGGCGATGGCGGAGGAGTTGTCCACCTACTGGCGCAACAATGACGCCAGGGCGGAGCAATCGGCGGCGGTGGCGGTTGCCATCAAGTCGGCGCAATGGGACGCGGAAAGGCGCGACCCCAAGCGCTGGGGAGCAAAGCAGGCAATCGAGCATAGCGGTGAGGTTGGTACGCCTACGCGGGTGGACGTGTCGAACCTAACCCTTGAGCAAAAAGAGGCGATGGCGAAACTTCTGAAAAAGGCTTGACGCGCCCCTAGATTGAGGGTATGATTGGGCCATGACAAAAAAACAACTACATCCGTCAATCGTTCAACTTGACATTGAAAATCATTGGGATTATTCAAATTTGAATATTGGAAGCAAATCTAACCCTATATTTTTTGGTCAAACATGCGATGTGAAACTTGAAAACGGAGACACTTTCACCATCAGGCGCCAAAGAGATACCACTACTTCGGTGAACCGCATCGCAGAATTCATGTCCAATGATTACGCCTTGTCAAATCAGTTGGCGGCATTGGAATCCGAAACCGCACGGCTGACGAAGGAACTGGCATCGGCGAATGAGGAATTGGAAAAGTTAAGGCCAAAAACCGAATGTGATCCTTCTTTAGATGATCCTGAATTCTAAAATACCACCATGCGCTACATCATCCCCATCATCGCTCTCGTACTCGCATGCAATGCCTACGCTGGGAATAGGCCTGGTATCGAGATCAAGGAGCCGTCCAAGCGCCAACAAGAGGACCGCTTCCCTTTTGAACAGGCAGAGAAGATGCCTGCGCGGTATGCGAAACTCCTTGACGCTATCGAGAAGGTTGAGACTGGCGGAGAGAAAGACCCGTCCATCGCATTAGGCGACCACGGGAAGGCGCGCGGTTGGATGCAAATTCACGCCGATTATTACGCCGATGCCGCTTCTCAGGTTGTTTCCAAGGCGTCGAATCCTCTCACCTACGCCAATGCCTGCGCTGACCGCAATAAGTCCCGCGTCATCGTCTGCCTGTACTGGCGCAAGTACGGAGTCTTGGGAGCGAGCGACCGAGATAAGGCCCTGACCCATCATTACGGTCCTAGCGGTCGTCCGGGTGGCGCGAACAACAAGAAAGATCCTCACGGATACTGGAAGAAGGTTCAGGAGGCTATGAAATAATTGGAAGACATCTACGCCGCCGCGCTTGCATGCGATATCGACCTTTGCGAAGGGTCGTTTTATCGTTTCGTGCGCGAATCTTGGCCTACGGTTGTGCCGGGTGCGAAGTTCAAGGACGGATGGCATATCAGGGCCATTTGCGCCGCGCTGCAAGACGTGCAGGAAGGCAGGTGCAAGCGCCTCATGATCGAGGTGCCGCCGCGCCATTCTAAATCTACCATCGCGTCCATCATGTTCCCGGTGTGGTGCATGATTAAGAATCCGACGATGCAGTTTTTGACGGGTTCTTATTCCGCCGACCTTGCGACACGCGATTGCATGGGTTCGCGCAGGCTCATCCGTTCGGAGTGGTTTAGGGCGCGGTGGGGAGACGAGATCGTATTGTCAGACGATAACGACCAAAAGACCTCCTACAGCCTGACAGCAGGCGGCGGGCGCGAGATTGCAAGCACTGGCGCAAATGCGACGGGCAAGAATGCGGATATCCTCATCGGTGACGACTTGATCGGCTCCAATGACGGCTACAGCGACGCTACCAAGATCGCCGCCCGCCATTGGTACAACCATTCGTTCAACACCCGCCTCAACGACCGCGACAAGGGCGCAATCATCATCCTAGGCCAGCGCATTTCATCGGACGACATCCAAGGGATGCTTCTTGAACGTGAGCGCTGTTCATGGCGCGTCATTTGCTTCCCCGGAAGGTTTGAGTCGAACCACCCGGAGCGGTGCAAGGAAGACGTGAGAACCCAAGAAGGAGAGTTGCTTTGGCCGGAACATTTCCCGGATAACCTGCTGCGCGAGTTGGAAGACGGGCTTGGCTCCTACGGGACGGCAGGGCAGATTCAACAACGCCCTGCCCCCGAAGGCGGCGGCATGTTCAAGGCGGCATGGTTCAAGCCATTTGATATCAAGGACGGCTATTTATGCCCGAAGGACGGCAGCGCATCGGTTTCCATTGCCAACTGCTCTGTGTTCACGGCGGGCGACATTGCGGCATCGGAGAAGAACAGTGCGGACGATACGGCTATTGTCAAGGCTGCAAGGGCGCCGGATGGCCGCATTTTCATCCTGTCCATTCTCGCGCAACGTATGCCGGTTCCGCGCACACGCCAGATCCTGCGCGACATGTGGGCGGCTGGCGGTCTGGACTACATGGGCCTAGAACCTGCGCAATGCGGCATCGGCCTTATCCAAGACCTGCGGGCAGATGGTATCAATGTGCGCGAGTTGAAGCCGGGTGGAAAGGATAAGGTAACGCGATCCATCCCGTTCCAAAATAGGGCAGAGGCCGGTCAGGTCTATATGAACCCGGATGCCAAGGCAATGACGCAACTCTGTGAGTTCCCAGCCGGTGCCCATGACGACATTGTGGACGCGCTGGCGTATGTCGGTTTGTGCTGTCAGATCATCCCCATCTACATCGGTGACGCCGGTGAGGCGTGGGCCAAGGCGCAAAAGAAAGATGAGCCAGAAGAACCAAGGGTAGCCACATACGAAGAACGCATGAGCCGAGCATTTGAGTAGAATCCCACCATGTCAAGGAAGCGCCTGATGTCTTCGATTTGCAAACACCATCCTGAACGGGGTGGAATGATTGTTCAATTCATTCCCGGATTTGGTGAAGAATGCACGCTTATTTTCGTTAAAAACGATGAAGCATTGCGCCGAAAGTTCTTTCAGGAAACAGACGAGGAACTTGAAAAAAAGGCGATTAAAGGCATTGAAAACGATTACGCTACAATGTGAACACCATGCTGCAATCCTTGCGCCAAAAACTCGCCAACGTACTTTCGCCGGGTCACTCCGATGCGCAATGGGTGGATGCCAGTATCCAGCGTTACGACACTTCAGGGATTGATCGTAGCGCATACTGGGCTTTCGATTATCGCCTGTGCATGGAGGCGCATACCAGTTGGGTCTACCGTTGCGCCATGGGCAACGCACAACGCGCCGCGTCTATCCCTATCAAACTCTACGTCCGCGACAAGTCCGGATACGGTAAGTCTTTGGCGTGGGGGTCTAAGAAGGTCGGAAAGCAGACAATTAAGCGTTTGCAAACGAAAGGATCGGCCATTGTGCGTTCCAAGGCATACGACATGGACGATGGCATGGTCGAATTGACTGAACACCCGATTTTGGACCTTTTGAGCAAGGCACCTAACGATTGGTACAACGGCTACGAGATGATGACATGGGCCTTTTTGTGCCTTGAACTGTCCGGTAATGCTTACTTTTTCAAGCAGCGCAATCAGGCGCTTAATCGCGTTGTTGGCCTGTACCCGATGCTCCCGCAATGGGTGCTTGTGAAGCCGGGTCAGGAAGGAAGCGGAAAACTTATTGACGGCTACGCCTATGGACAGTTCACAGCGCGTAAGCGAGTGACGGATTACACAACCGATGAAGTGATGCATTGCCGCTATCCAAACCCCAAGAATCTGTACTACGGAATGGGCAAGGTTGAGGCCGCATGGGATATCTTGGGCCTGACCAAGAGCCAGCGCATCGCTTACCGTGCTATTTTTGACAATGGCTTCAATCCGGGCGCGATTGTGGGCATTGAAGGGTTGCAGAATGACGATCAGGCTCGGCAGGCAGAAGGGCGCATCAATAGTATCCTTCGCGGCGTCCGAAATGCCGGCAAGGTGCTTGTTTTGGGCGGCAAGACGCACATGATGCAGCCGACGATCAATCCCAAAGACATCAGCACGAATGAAAGCGCATTGGAGGAGATTGCGGCAGTGTTCGGATACCCCGTGACTATGCTTCTTGCCAAGGATCAGGGCAAGGCAAACGCTGAAAGCGGGGAGACAACATGGCTCAAGCACACGATTGATCCCATGCTCAGGACGATGGAACAATGGCTTAACCAGCAACTTTTGCCGGAATTCGGCGACGAAGTGGCGAAAAATGCCTGCTTGGCGTTCAATAGCCCAGTTGAGGCGGATGATTACCGCGAGGAAGAGTCGCTTACCATGATGGTTCAGGCTGGCATCCTGACGACCAATGAGGCCCGCAATACGCTCGGCAAGGAGTCGATTGAAGGGCAAGACGAATTGCGCATCAGCACACCGATGCCTTCCGATGCGCCTTCCAAGGACAAGAAAGATGCGGCAAAAGATTGCTCGGTTCGACTCCGGAGTTATCCATGAACGTCCTAGATTTCTTGGTATTGCTTGACGCGGAAGAAGTGCCGTTTGTCGTTCCAGATAGCACGATAGCCTTCCCGCCAAAGGATGCCAAGGAGCGGATGAAGGTGGAGGGAATGGAGGAAGACGGAGTGAAAGGAACTCCAGCCGCCGTTGCGCGCCGTCATTTGGTGGCGGATTTGCGGGATCAAGCGGCACGGGTGGCGATTCAGGCTACAGGTAGCAAGGCGACTCCTAAAGACCTACGTGAAGCGGCCAAGAAATACGAGACGCCAGACGATCAGGCTATGGCGCAGGCTGAAATCCTTGGGCCTAGGCTGATTCATCCACCCCAACTATTGCCGGTTAAATCTAGGTGGATTTCGGAGTTTAATCGCATGGCGGAGGCGAATGTTGACGCCGCGACCATTGAAAAACTCATGCAAAAGACCACGGCGGAGCATCTTGACCAATACCGGGTTGGCGATTCGACCGAAATGCTTTTGCGCGACCCGGCATTTGATGCGGCGCGGGCGACGATGATCCTGAGGACGGAATCGGCAAAGGCATTCATGGAACGCCGACTGGCGCAAATGGATCGAGGTAGCCGGAAACGATGGATTTCATCGCCTGATGCCTGCGAATTATGCCTTAAACTCCACGGCGTCGAACTCAAGTTGCAAAGCGGCTATGATACGGGCGCGTTATTCGGGATAGTCCTGACTCCTCCGGCGCATCCAAATTGCCGTTGCTCGATTGAAGAGGTTAAACAATGAAACATGAAAAAATGACCATTCAGGCGGCGGAGGGCAATGAGCGCTCTTTCCAATGCGTAATGTCCGCCGAGGTGTGCGACCGCGAAGGCGAAGTCGTATTGCTTGACGGGCTTGATTTGGAGCCTTACAGCGCAAATCCAGTTGTGATGTTCGCGCATGGAAAGGATAAGAGCGCGGGCAAGATTCCTGTTGGCCGAATGAAATTGCTTGAAAGGCGCGATGGGAAGATTATCGGAGAAGGCGTTATGGCAAGCCGTCCGGATAACCATCCAAAGGAAGAAGAATGGCTTCCGGATACGCTCCTTTCGCTCA